TCAACTCCTACCCAGTCCATGACTCCACTTCTATTATTTAAAATTAAACCATGCTTTTCAAAATCTCCCCAATGCATGCGGTACTTGTACTTACTCGTGTCAGTATCTCGCATGATTATATCAAAATATTCCATCTGATCTATACCATCGTACAGGTTAATATAAATTAAGTCGAGACCACGTACTTCAAATAAATCTTTTGCGTATTCGTATGTTAACTTATCCCCATTAGTATTGCACTCTATAGTAGAGCTAGGCAATGCCTGTCTAAAGATCTGTACGATCTCTGGGAAATACGGGTTTAGTAGATTCTCTCCAAAACCGCTGAGAGATATCTTCCCCGTATAATTATTATTACCTAATTCTGTAGCTATAGCAAGTGCACCTTTAGGAGTCATGTGCAGATTCCTATTGGGAAATACTACAGGGTCATGGCGTGGACAAAACTCACACGTTCTATTACACAGCTCGGTAGTATTTACCTCGACAGTTAGTATAGAATGTAATGGATTAGTTGAGCCGTTTTCCCAGTGAACCCTTTCTTGCTCTCTTCTATGTTCTAGAAAGATATGTTGGTCCACAGCTACAGTAGGTATTATCATAAGTCTAGTTCGTTCTTTGCAATAATGTAAGATTTAACAAACTCAGAGCGTACAATGTCTTCAACCTGAAACTCTATTAGGTCAAACAATCCCATACGTTCAAGAACTCGGATAAAGCTTTGTAGTCCGTTGTCCTTTAAGTCCGCCTGTCTGAAGTCCCCACAGAATATAATTCTACAGTTCTCACCCATTCGGGTAATAATAGAATCTAATTCATGAAAAGACATATTCTGGCACTCATCAATAAGAATGACTGCATTACGAAGTGTGATACCTCTAATAAAAGATGTTGTCATAAACTGAACTAAACCTTTTTGCTTGAGGATATCATAAGCATCTCCTCTGCTAAATAAGTCTATAGCAATATCTTTATAAGGTTCTTCGTATACTGCACCCTTCTCCTTCTCTGTGCCAGGTAAAAAGCCCATATCACGAGTAGGAACTGCACTTCTAATAATAACAAACTGATTTGCTGTCTGCTTTACCATATCATCATATGCTAGATAGGATGATATAAATGTTTTTCCTGTTCCCGCTAATCCGTGCAACACTAGGTGTTTACTGGATTCAAAGGCTCTTAATTGGTTCCTTGTTAAAGGCTCTATCTCTCGTAGCTCTAAGCTAGCACCTGCTAAGGTTTTCTTTCGTTTAGCCATATTATACTTTCTTTCTCGTATCCTTGAGTTTCGTTTCCGAGTACTCGTATATCATCCACGGAAAACCGTTAAGATGTAGAATCCCTACCCAGTCGTATCCGACAGTGGGAGGGCGTGGGACAGTGAAGGGGGCATTATACCCTTTCACTCTTATAAGTGTAGCCGTATCTTTAAGCTGCACTTCTTTAATTTTTAAATACTGTAACTTTGCAAACTTAGTCTTTTCATATATAAAAGGCATTCCTTTGTTGTCTATGAAATACTTTGTACTTTGTTTCAGTATTCCGTTATGAGACATAATCATACGCTTTAATACATGAAGATTTTTATGTGATGTCTGCATCCTGCGAGCGCCCAGAGTGTCCCCTATCTGGTTCTTATCATCCAAAACTTCATTGTCTAGAAACAACATACCATCTATTGAATCCCAGTTTCCTGAGTCTAGTAAGAATACAGGAAATTGTATCTTATCTGTATTCTTATATGTTATAATCATTTTTCAATAAATACGGGGTGCATCTCCACACCATATAACTCATCATCGTATTTCTTTCCTTCTCTAGCCGAAGGATTTACTATAGTTTTGTACTCGTCTGAAGCTTTAAATTTATCCATTATTTGTACAGAGCGAGGTCTGCCTCCTTGCTTATCATCACATGATCTACAGCCTACTATTGCGGCTCTGTTACCTTGCAGTAACTGCCAACGAATCCTATTCATCTTCTCATCGTTTTCATACATATCTAAAAGGCTTCGTTCATGTACGTTACCTATAATGATTTGATACTTCCAATCATTACAGCACATCTGATAGTTGCCCTTATAGTCAATAAATATCTGTCTCATAGGATGCCAACAACCATCATCTACCCTTTCATCACTGAAAACACCTGCTCTGTTATTAAATAAATAGTTAAAGTAACTCCCAGGATTCTTTGTATCTGCCTGCCTTCCTAGCTTATTTATCTCTTCAACACTTAGTGTATCGGGCTTGAAGTAATGATCTACTAACTGACCATTCTGTAGCCTAGGGTACTTCTCCCTTCTATAGTCCGATTCCTCTTGATTAGAGTATGTATTTAAAATCAAATCGTCTATCTTAGCGTATACAGGCCATAGTTTTTCTATTCGATAACCATTTGTTGTAACTCTAACTTTCCAGTTACGAGGTTGTGCAGTTACTAAGTCTACTACTTTCTCGAACTCTGCGTGTAAGGTAGGTTCCCCTCGTCCTGCAAGCTCAATTACTCCCTTAAAATTGATAGAGCGTAGTTCGGCTAAAACTATCTTTATAGTCTCGAACGTCATATGCTCGTTAACATTAGGGTAGGATTTGAAAGTTCTTGGACAAAAATAGCAAGTACGATTACATAGCCCTGTCAAATCTAAATCTACCCTAGTGATATATTTAAATATATTAGTTTCCATACATCTTCTCAAACTTACCGCCTGAGTAGTCTTCGTGGATAATCTCGAAGTCACAACCTACTGGCACTCCAGGGATTGAAAGCCCTCTATCTAATTGTACAAATTTTGTTAGCTGTTCCATGTACTCGTCAATCTCCACATCAGGCACTTCTGCTAGAATGGAGTCGTGTACTAGAGCAAAGATTCTAGCTTTCTTACTATTAGCTTTAATCCAACTGCCCATGTCTATAGCACCTAGAAGGTTAATATCACTAGCAGCAGACTGCACCAAAAAATTAAGACCAGACCTAATGCTATGGCTCTGGATGCCTTTGTCTGTCGATGCGACATTTGGTAATCTCCTTTTTCTACCGAAGTAGCTGTAAATAAACCCATTCTGTTGGATAAATTTCTGATTGTCTTCAATCCATTGCTTGAGCATAAAGAACTCTTCAAAGTAGTCATCAATAACTTCTTGAGCTTCATTCCTGCTGAAAGGTCTTCCACTATCTTTTGTTACTTGCTCACTGATCTTGTTAGCACCAGCACCATACATAATACCAAAGGTTACAGCTTTAGCAGCCTGTCTCTGCATTTTATATAAGTCTGCTACTTCACTAGCATCACAAGGTAGCTTAAATACTTTCTTTGCAATCTGTGAGTGAAAGTTACCACCTGCGCGGAATACTTCTATTAGTGCCTTATCTTTAGCTAGGATAGCTGCAACATATACTTCTGCTGTTGTTAAATCCATTGCCACAATCTTATGACCCTCGGCAGCTTTAATACAGCCTTTTACAATAGGGTTATCCCTAGGTAGTTGCTGCATATTAAGTTTACCGCTAGAGCTAAGCCGACCACTAGTAGTACTATGGAGGTTGAAACCCGTGCGCAGTCTACTGTCGCGATCCAACTGGGGTATGATTTTGTCCAGATAAGTATTCTTAATCTTAGATTTTTGTCTGATTGCAAGGATGAGCTGGGGTACATCTGACTGACTTGCCAATTCTTGAAGTACTTCCGCATCTGTACTATTTGCCCCTGTACCAGTTTTCTTTCCAGTAGGATTAAGCCCAAGGAAATCAAAAAGTAGAGAGCGTAGCTGCACAGTACTGTTAGGATTAAAATCTTTTCCATTCTTTTTCTCAAAGTTACTAATAGCAGGATTCTTATACAGTTCCACAATGGCCTGATCAATCTCATCTTGCATTAGTGCTTGTGACTTTATCAGTCTACCCATGTCAAACGGAACACCATTGTCTTGAATGTCCGTAAGAAACCTACATCCAGGTATGAGAATGTTCTCGTATACCTTAGCCAATCGTTTGTTCTGCTTAATCTTTACAAACTTCTCAAACAATAAGAAAGTTACTACAGCATCTAGTGCCGCATAGTCTTTCATTAAGTCGAAGGGGATTAAATCCCAAGTAAAGTCATTCTTAAGTATGCCGTGTTCTTTACGGTATTGATCCATCCAATCATACATACCTTTTTCATAATCACCATAGATTGTGTACTTCATAGCTAGCTGCTTCAGGCCGTGAGTGCCTGGGTTCTCATCAATGAGATAGTGCAGTAGCATTGTATCTTCAAACTGTGGGAATTTAAAGTTGAAATGGTACTCAAAGAACGCCAAATCAAACTTTGCATTGTGGAATATAACTATTTTTTCATTGAACAACTGTTGTAATAACGTTTCCGTAGTTTCGTCAAAACACTCAGTATCGATATAAGCACCATAATCTCTCTCGTAGCTAATAGAACAGCCAAGCATATGACCGTTTCTAGGGTATAATCCTGTGGTTTCTGAGTCGAGTGCAATGTAAGGAGAGGGAGAGGCTATAGCTTTACGAATAAAATCGTTAGCTTCCTCTGTGTCCTGAATCCCTAGAGCTTGCTCTGGACGTACTGTTGTGTCCTGCTTATTGTCAGTAATGTACTCGATGATAGATTTCATACTAGCATCCCAAGTACCTTGAGCCTCTGGTTTAAAGGCCAGCATAGCAGGGTTAATGATAGGTAAGAACTTCTCTTCTACTTTCTTACCAGAATACTCTGTAATAGAGTTAATGGGGGTGAAATACTTCAATGCATCACTACCTACTAGGATAACCCAGTCGTAGTCGTCTGTATTGATTTCTATATCACAGTCTCGTTTTAGTACTTTCTTGAGGTGTGGGTCTGAGCACAGTTGGTACTGGTCAAATTCAAACTCTCCATCGAAAGCGTCTTTAAAATTTGTTCTACTTGGTTTCGTTTCTACTAATGCAACTTTAGGCATATAAATTTCTCTTTAGTTTTCTTACTGTTGTTTCGGGTAGACCACCTGGGTCTCTGTCTTTAAAATGTATGTTTCTAGAGGTCAATCCTACTCTTTCACATAGTTCTTTTACTATTATAGCAGCATCTTGTCCTGCTGTATCTCCATCGAAGAATATATCTACTGATTCAACTCCTTGAATAGATAGCATCCTTAGCTTATCTTCGTTTATGTTCTTTGTTCCAAAGCAACACACTGCATTATCTAGTCCTTTATCATGCAGATTTATCATATCAAATATACCCTCTACTAGTATTACTGAACCTTGTATGGGTTCTACTACAGGGTATAGAGGCATCTTCGCACCCGCAGGCGAGATCATATACTTGGGTGTTCCACCCGTGGTATGACGGCCATTGAAGGCTGCTATCCTACCTGATATATCTCGTACTGGAAATACAACCCTACCGATATAGTCAGGGTCGTGGTGTTGGAAAGCTTCAAACCTTTCATATGTCTTAGGCTTAATGTCTCTCCAATTGCCGGTGTACTTTACCATACCCTGGGGAAAAGACAAACCAATACTTTCTGACCGCTTCTCTTGAATTGTTTTTTTAAGCAGTTCTCTTCGTACTTGTAGATGGTTTGCCTTTTCCCCAAAGTGGGTAAAAATATTTCCCTTGTGTCCACAAGAGAAGCACTGAAAGATACCCGTTATGCGATCTATACGCATACTAGGGTTACGATCAGCATGTTCTGGGTTCAAGCAGCTAACAAGACAATCCCCACCTTTCGGCATGAAGTATACTTGTCTAGAATTTAATAGCTCTTCTACTGTCACGTGCTTGTTCCTTATCGTAATTATTGTGATATTATACGGTATTTAACCTAAGAAATCAAGAACTATTTTAAAGATCGTTTATATCTTCGCCCGTTTTATGCGAGGAATCTTCTTTCTCTTTAGGAGTTAAGGCAGAGTCTGGACCAATTTTCAAAGTGTCCCAGTCTACTACTGAGGAGAAGGATTTCATAGAGGCTGAACGCATCTTAACACAGGTAAATGTCATACAAGCATCCTCATGATCCCATGTCTCTAGGGTATAAGCAGCATCTGCCGCATCAAGGATACCTTTAGCGAATCTAGCTTCACCTGTAGCGTCAGTTTGGTAAGGGGATATTACTGTACAGTCGTACTCTTGTGCCATTGATTTCAATGCTTTACTTACTTCTATCTGTTCTGTCCAGTCGTATTGTTTGCCTGGAACAGAGGATCGCTTGACCTGGTTTATATAGTCCACTATGATAACTCCAACATTCAGAGACTTGACTTTCTTATCAAGCTCTGCACGAATCTTAGAGAGTGTGAGGGAGGGGTCATACACTACGTCCAACTGATTAGTCGGGAGGAGCTCTCCAGTCTTCAGTTTGGCATGAAACCTATCAAAGTCACGGTGTTCTTTATATTCAGCCAAGCGATCTTGCCCAGCAACAAAACGAGTAGCCCACCACGCAGCAACCTTCGACCACTCAGTCACACTAAGATTCTTAGTGCGAAGGCGTGAGAAAGGAATTTCCGTAGCAATAGAACAACATCGTTGTAATATAGAGCGACTATCCATCTCAATAGTGAAATAGATAGCCGACTTACCCAAAGTATGTACATTGTTTGCAATATTAGCACATATAACAGACTTACCTGAGCCACGCTTACCACCAATCATTACTAAATCTCTAGGAGAGAATTGAATTTCTTGGTCGTACTCTTCGTTAAGACCAAGAGGTACGTACTTAGCTAAATCTTCTTCTGGTTCAAACAGGTCAATACGTTGCATACTTTCCTGCGGATCTTCGAGGTCAACCTTATCTTCAATGTCCATGACAATCTGATGTAGGTGTTGTACTGACTCTTGTGCATTCTCGAATGCTACAGAGTGTTCAACATAGTCCTCTAGTGAGTCCAGAATTTCTTTTTGCGTATATTCGTTTTTAAGATACTGTAGAAGCATATCAGGGTCGGCATCGACCTCAACAGCTTCAATCGCGTAAAGTTTTTCACGGGTAGCAGAATCACGAATTTCATACTGCAAATCTTCTATAGAGGGCATCTTATGGAACGTTTCGCAATGTTTATCAATAATCTTATAAAGACTATGATATTCTGCTGGCAAATAATGCTTGTGAGTAACACTCCAGGTCTGAAAGTCCTTTAGTGTTAGCACTTGCTTTATTAGAGCACTAGCGATGTTCAATGAGATTCTCCCGAAATCATATAAAAGTTGAGCAGACCCCGAAGAGCCTACTCAGTTTGTTACTACAAAAGATTAAGCAGAAGCTTTTTCTTTCTTAGACGCGCCATCATAGTCAGCGGCTGAAAGGCCACGACGAGTTAGCATAGTCTTAACACCACGTGCAGTCTTGCCGATCTGGTCAGCAATTGTTTCTACACTCAAGCTACCGATGTCAGTGATCGCAGCCAAAGGATCTACTTTAGAAGAGCCTTTAGTGGTTTCTTGACGAGGGATAGCATCGATGTCGCCTGAACGAAGGAGGCTAAGAGCCTTGCCACGTACAGAGTTTACAGAACGGTCTAGTTCAGCAGCAATTGCTTCAACGAAAGCACCATCATGTACCATAGATACAAAGGTGAGTTCTTCAGCAGGAGAGTACGTGCGTACAGCTTCTACTTTAGGAGCAGGTTTAACGTGACCAGTAAGTTCCATAGATAGGATCTTGCCTTGAATTGACTTAGGAGAGAAAGCACCGTCTTCGAAAAGACCTGCAATTTCAGCATAAGTATATTCACCACTATTGTCTTGGACAAAAGCGTCAAGAGTAGCTTCTTGTGCGTCTGAGAAAGCTCGGACAGCACTAGCAGAAGCTAGTTCAACATCATGACCCATCTTTCGCAGTTTGCTTGAGATAGAACGAGTTGAGGTTTCAAGATCAGTCGCAGCTTCTGCTACGGTTGCTTGAGAGACGGGGCTTTCGCCACCGACAAATTCGGTTAACTGAGCAGTACGCTCGTCAGTCCATTTAGGTAATGCCATTTTTATTCTCCAATAAAATTATAAAGGTTAGTTATGATTTGAATGCCAGAAGCCCTGGCCTTCTTAGTTTTAGCGGACTCTATTCCGCTTTCGTTTACTAAGATAGTAACATCTTTCGTAAGGGTCGTTTTGACAACATAACCAAGCTCTTCTAATATCTTTTGAGCCTCGGCTTTATTTGAATAAGAGGTAAGTTTACCACTAATACAAACAACTCCTTGGGTTGCGATTGTTGTCTGAGACTTCTCAAACTTGAAACTGAACGGAAGTAAGCTTACTTGATAGAACTCGGTTTCGAGCCAATCACAAAGGCTTTTAGTAGACTTCTCACCCAAACCTGCCTTACGGCACAAGTCGTAGTCTATTTCTTCTATATCAATGCAGACTGTGGAAAGTTTTTCCGAGGCGGTCTTACCGATAAGAGGTATGCTAAAAGCTGGAAGCAGTACGTTCAGCGGAGCTTTCTTTGATCTTTCTAGTTCATCTACTAACTTCGCGGCTAGACGTGAAGAGCCTATAGCATCTTCTACCTCATGTAAAGACATAGCGTAAAGTTCCTCAAGGGAGACAATATCTAGTTTTACGATTGTAGCAGGGCCGAGACCTTTAATCTTCAGAGTCTTGGCAAAGTGTTCGATAAGTTTAAGAACTTTAGAACCACATAATGGGTTCCTACAAAACAAAAGATAGTTGACTTCTTCTAACACCGAACTACACGAAGGGCAGTTTGTTGGGGCTTCGATTGTGGTCATTGCTATTCCTCTGAATTTGAATAAGTATTATACGGGCTTTTAAGGTTATTGTCAAGAACTATTTTTTGCAATGTAGTAATCAATCTAAACGTCTTACAACGCGAGGTATGATTTCACCAGAGCGTATAATTTCTACTTGACAACCTAACTCAAGATTAAGGTCGCGTATATACTCAATATTGTGCAGGGTGGCTCTAGCAACAACCGCATCACCTACTGTGACTGGTTCTAGAATTGCTACAGGACTAACTACACCACTCTTCCCTATCTGCCATAATACATCAATGAGAGTTGTCTCAACACCCTGTGCCTGGCTCTTGAGAGCGAAAGCACCTCGTGGGTGTTTGCTAGTGTATCCCAGCTCCTCGTATGCTTCGTTACTCTTGAGTCGATATACTGTACCATCCATAGGATAATCAGTTGAATCAAACTCAGTAACTACATTCAGACCTTGCTTGCTAAGACATTTCAGTGTTTGCTGATACGTCTTATGTCTAACAGGGTTCTGATCATATGCTACAAATACAAGTGAACGTGTTTTGAACTCTTCCAAGTCCTTTAGTCCAAGTGAACCCGAAGCATAATTGCGTGAGTTAGGGACACTACTGGGGGCGATAACCTCTCCAGTTATCTGGACAAGACCAATAGTTTTAATACTATTAGGTACTAATTCTTTCATCTTGTCAGTGATATCTCTACCTTGTATGCCGTCCCCACGAGTTAAAGCTAACTCAAGGTTTCCGTCCACATATAAAATAGATACAGCAGCTCCATCCAACTTAGGAGAAACTGTACAATCAGCAATATGCAAAGGAGCTTTGGCTAGATCGAAACACTTCTGTAACGAGTACATTTGATACGTGTGAGGTACTGCGTTAGTAACCTCGTATCCAACGGTCGTATAGTTGTGTTTATGCGCTAGAAGATCAAATTCCTCGTCCGAAAGGAGAGGAGTGCCTTCGTAGTATAGCTTGCTCGCTCTGTCTAAAAAATCTCGCATAATAGTTTCTCTAAGTTAGAAAGGATATTATACGGGGTTTTAAGGAAACTGTCAAGAACTATTTATACAAATCCCCAATTAAATCTGAGAAGTGTTCTTCTATAATTTCCTTTGACTCCGCTAGTGATAGTATCTCTATCAAGCCTGAGAAAAGCTCTCTTGAGTTACTAAAGTCTAGTGGCATTGCTATACCCTCAGGGGTAGGTTTCCACTCTTCATCAAAGTCCATATAGTACTTGCGTAAGTGCAGGTACTCAATACCTCGAAAAGTGTTAATAGTTAGTCTTACTTGTACTTCTTTTACTTCATCATAGTGAATAACTCTGGAGTAAGCTTCTGGAGCTTGGTGTAAATCCATTACCTTCTCCCCTCATTTTTAAGGATAGAAGACAAAGGAACTACACTAGAAATATTCTCAGGACGTAGTAAACGATAAGAGTCTGTGTCCCAACAAAAGAACAGAAGCGTATCGTCTGTTTCCTTAGCACGATTCTTCTTTTTCTGTATGTAAGGGGTTGTGAAGTCTAAAGTACAGACGTTGTACTTTAACTTTTTGGATTGCTCACTACGATAAGTAATGATTGCATCTCCATACTCGTGCACCAACTGTGCAAGTTCTTGCTTTTTCACTATGATTTCCTTCTGTAGTAGTTAGCAATTTTTATTACTAGTTTACATACTCGAAGGTGGTTTATAGTAGATGCAAAAAAGCCTCACTAGGCGAACCTAGCAAGGCAGACGGTTTACTAGTCTTCGTTAGACAGAAGAGTGGTAAAATACTGTGCGGCCTTTCCAGTCAACTTGGAGATAATCTCTTCATCGGCTACTTTACCTGCATCAGTTATGGCTGCTGTAAGGGCTTCTTGTGCTGCTACTTTGGACACACGGGCGGTTCCTGTAGCTGTACCTGTAGATGCTTTTGCAGCAGGGGTTTTCTTAACGTAGACGCCAGCCTTAGTTAAGATCATACGAACACCATTGGGTGATTCGTCAATTTCGTCAGCTATACCTTTGACAATCTCCATACTTGTTTCTGGAGTAGGTTCCATTTCTTCGTACATTGATACTGCTTGTGCTTTCTTGTCATCATCCCAAGACATTTTTCTGTTCCTTTTATTAAGTTTAGGTCGTCCTGGGCAGTAGCCCAGTACTTGTAGTTGTTGTTCGTAGAATCGTTGTCCCATATATTACTCGATTTCAGAAAAGATATTATACGCTGTTTTTTACCATGTTGTCAAGAACTATTTTTTAGTATCTCTGCATAAAGCTCTTGTGCTAATTCATTTGCTAAAGCGTTCTGCTCTTTAGAGGCGGGAGGTACGAAGAAAACTCCCTTACCTAACCTTCCTGTATTATCCCACACATACCATGCATAGTCTGTAGCATCTGTACCCTTGCCTGTAAAGGAGGGTCTTTTACTAAGTACATGAAGTGCTGTAGGTGTGTTCTCCTTCCACCATGCGTGTCTACCAATACTGCCGAGATAATTTATCCTTAGTAACATTATGCAAGTATTACTTATACTAAGAGAGTGGTCAATAAACTCTCTAGCCATGCTAAAAGGAGGGTTTGTTAGTATTAAGTCTGTTTTCTCTGTATGATCAAAGAAGTCTCTTCCTTCCATAATTTCTGAATATGTACAAGGGATACCTACTTCCTCTTCTAAGAAGTACTCTATCCTTCCGTCTCCCCTACACGGTTCATGTGCGGAGGAGAATTGTGTCCAATCTATTTCCAAATTTTCATAACACCACGGAGGTGTGGCGTAGAAATCTGTATCATTAAGACGTTTTCCTGCTATTTGTCTGCTCAATTATCCATTCCTCTAGTTCATGCAAAAAGCACCAATCAAAACAATCCGAAACTTTAGTATTAAGATATTTATGAATCCCCACCCTAGACTCGTAATGGTTTCCCTCTAAAACAAGTAGACCCTTTACTGCGGGAAATATCTGTAAATTATCAAATACAAAAGGAAGTTTTTGGTCTACAGTTCCTGAGACGTTCTGCCTTTTACACTCTACTGCACAATCTAAATCTTCTATATAAAAGTCCATCCTAGCCCTTGTACCACCATAAACATCGGTGAAGGGGGCTTGGGCTTTAAAAGTTAAGCCTAGTGAGGTGAATAGATCTGATACTGCTGTTTCTAGTTTTTGTCCTGAATTGTTGGCTTTTGCGCCTTGGCTGATAGTCATAATTAGACCTCCAATATTGCCGTTTAGTTTAATTTTATTCCTTTGTTAGAATAATATCTATTATACACGGATCGAGGATCCGAGTCAAGAAGTATTTTTGCAGTGCTATCGTATTTCGTTTTTAATTATCCAAAACTTTTTTGAGTTCGTCTATAGCAGCACTTACAGGTTCCCAATAAAAATAGGCTTTAACATACTGAGCCTGATGTAACATCCTAGATCGCTTATGAACTACATTATATGCAGCTTCTCGCAACCTTTCATTCTCTTCTTCTAGTTCCATGATCCTAACCTGTGGACACTGTGGCTTTTTATTCATGGTACTTTCCGCACTTAGAACATCTGAAACTGTTGTCATAGAAAAACTCTATACCTTTCATGTACTCCCATCTATGAAAACAGAAGAACTCTTTGACTAGTCTTATGAATCTTTTAATAAACCTTTTCATCTTAAATCTCCTTTATTTCTTGGAGATATTATACGCTTTTTGACTTCCTTTGTCAAGAGCTTTTTCGGTTTTTCAGGCACATATTGCCATTCATATCGAATAGCTTGTATCTCAGGTATACGAACCATTGCCCATCTCATCGCCATTTACACCCTCTCGTTTATGCTCTGCCTGCTGTTTCTCCCCACATAAGGGACAAAAGAAAGAATGGTTTAACTCTACATCGTCCATAGTAGCATAAGTCCAAGGCATGTGGCAAAAACCACAGGTCATGTGCCACAAGATCTCTTTAGTTACTTGGAACATTCTTACTTCTTATATCCTTTATAGCAGTTTTAATCGCATCTTCTGCTAGTACTGAGCAGTGTATTTTTACGGGAGGTAAGGCTAGTTCTTTTACTATCTCTCTATTTGATATAGAACCTGCCTCATCTAATGATTTACCTTTAACCCACTCTGTTAGTAAGCTACTAGATGCTATAGCGGAGCCACACCCATAAGTTTTGAACTTAGCATCGGTAATGATATCTCCATCTACCTTGATGGTTAAGAGCATTACATCACCACAGGCTGGTGCACCTACCATCCCGACTCCCACATTAGGGTCGTTCCTATCCAAAGTACCCACATTGCGTGGATTCTCATAATGATCTATCACTTTATCACTGTATGCCATGTTATTCTCCTGCCACGTAGAAGCTCTCTCCGCAGCCACATTCTCCTGTTGAATTAGGGTTTATAAACTTAAAGCCTTCACTAAGTCCTTCGTATACATACTCTAAAACTGAGCCATCTAGGTATGTCTTACTTTTTTCATCAATTATTAGGGTCACACCTTGATCGTGGATAACGGTATCATCCTTATCCATATTGTATGAGTACTCTAGTACATATGCTAACCCACTACAACCTACTGTTTTTATCCCTACACGGATGCCCTCACAATCTGGCTTTGCTTCCAAGTGTTTTAGTAATGGTTCATAGGCTGACTCTGCAATACTTATCATAATTTCTCCAGATTTACTCCATACTTCTTCAAGTGTTCTAGCTTTCCTAGGTCATAAGCGGGAGCATAGGCATTGAAGCCTCCTGCGGTTACACTAGAAAAGAATGTATCTTCGTTGTCTACCTTCTGTACTACATAAATAGCGTAGCAAGGACATCCATACTTTGACTCGTAGTCTGTATTACCCATGCCTTTCTTACTAGCAAGCCATGTGGGTGTTAATGCTTCCTGTACTATTACTGTACTATGATAGGTGGCAGACCACGCTATCTCCCCGTGGGCGAAGTCAGTTGCTACGCACTCATCAGGGAAGTAATTAGGTACTAATCTTTCTTCTTTGTTGTTCGGTCTTTGAGGTACTCCAACCTTTTCGAGAATTGCTCGCACAAAGCCCGCTGAGCGGAATAAACGCTTAGAGATATCTGAAACAGTGCCACCTTCGAGGAAACTCGTGCACGCTTCAGAGATTTCTGCATCAGTTGCTGGGCGTCCTCGTAGAGACGCTTTACGTTTTTTGGTATATGCTTTTTGTTCATCATGTTCTTCTATAATCTTACTTAGCCTAGTAGTGTTATAGGCGATGTTAAGGATGTCACATGCTTCTTTCTTAGTTATCGGCTTTAACGATGCCGTAGTTGTAGAGCCCTCCATAGGTGGGAGAGAAGAAGCTGGGTTTAGTAGCGCCTTCACTTTCTCTATGTTCTGGGACGACAGGTTCTCGTACTCTTTCTTCTTCACTGCTCTTACCATATTCTAACTCCAATAATAGTTCACAATAGTGTATAACTTTCTGTATATCTTCTGCACCGTTCTTCTGTGAGTGCCTAGTGATATACTTTACTACGTTTCCTTCGATATAACCTAACTTATTCGCATGAATATACTCGATAGGTTGTATACTTAAATCTTTATAGTGCTTGCCGCCTTCTTGTTTATCTAATGCCTTCATGTACAAAGTCCTTAATCATAGGAAATATAGGGTTAATCACATAAGCACATTGTCTAGCAACTTCCATATGTTCCTGCTGTGTACCTTCGGTGGTACGAACATCAATATAGTGCATCCATGAACGAAGTGTGCCGTTCATATATAATCTTGTCTTTGTCAGTCCTTCAGGCATTACTGCTCTAGCCTGCTCTTTAGCTATACCGTGGTCTATAGCCCAATTATATGCTGTAGTAGATGCTGCAATAACTTTCTTCTGTTGCTGAATCCAAGACGCTTCTAGTATGTTATCGTTAGTTTTTACACTATTCTGACGATTTGTGAGGTCTTGCAACCTAGCATCTCTAAGCTCGTATGGGTAACCCAAATCTTCGGGCTTTGCATATCGTTGGCTAAATTCTTGAAAGGAGAAGCTGCGATGGCGTAGTATCTGCTTTGCAATGTCACGAGTTGTATTGATCTCTAGTGTAATAGAACACATTTCAAAAGGAGACCAGTGCTTATGCTTCATTAGATACCGCACTAACTTCTCTGAGGTTTCTGTATTGTGTTGATTACTGGGGTTAGAAACCCTTGCCATCAGTGCAACATCCTCAAGTAAGTCAACACCCGACCTACATATTAGTTTTACCTTACTCATTTCTTGATCCTTGTGTTATTTAATCTATATTATACTAGAGTTGGGGATAATTGTCAAGAACTATCGGGCAGATGATCTACCTTTGGTCCACATTACCTTAGGCTGATGTAGCATCCTACTTGTTTCTAATCGCTCCCCTGTCCAATACGTGTTAGCTTCTGCCAAACAGTCATCGTATAAACGAGTCTCTGTCATGGGGCAGTGTGCAGGATGTTTATCTTCTATATCAGCACTTCTATGTGCGTACTTAGGCTTTAGAAGAGGAAGATGCCAGCTACTGGACACAGTATTCTGTTTCGCTGTCTGGTTGTAGAATAGCATATTATTTCGGAAACAATCAAAATTGATCCAGGTTATAGAACCCCATCCCTTAGCTACGAATGTGAGCCAGTGCGAAGTCACTGCGCCATTAGATAAACGTCTGTCCTCTGGTAGCCCATACTTAACACCTAGAGCATTTATCTCTTCTTGAGAATACATTTGTAGATGATCTACTACTGTACTAAAAGGCTGTGCTTCTGGCTGTGCCAAAGAATTATTAAAGAGTATCTTAGTGCCTTCAGGTAGAGTGCCTGTACTGCCTGCTCTAAGAGGGCCAGTTGCCCAGATATTTGTTTTAGTACCTATATGTTCTTCTATATTAGGGGAGGGTATACCTTTGCCGAAGCGTAGTACTAGGTCAAACTCATCAATAAAATCTTTGTTATACTCTTGTAGTGAACTTATACTATTACCTACTAGGACAATATCTTTCTGGTATATATAGCGTTTAAAGCCGTTTAAGTGCATTATAGTCTCCTGCAAACTCATCGTTGGCATACTCAGGATACAAAGGTGTACCGTCTGTGAAATGCACTGCTGTAGGATTATCTAAAAAACAATAATAACCTACTAAATAATTAAATGTTTCTGGTAAGCTACCTATGTCGTCAGTCCATTCAAATCTATGGAGCCACTGAGCAGACTGTGTATTCACTGCTTCAACCGTAAGTTTCTTACTATCTGGGTGGGCATTGTTAAAGTACATCATACTTGACCACCACTTTCTAGGATACCATACATTCTTATTCTCTAAGAACTTATGATCCTCTCTTACTTGTTTCACTAAGTGTTTAACACAGCTAACAGCAGGAGGACTAGCTTTTACATATGTCATTATTCTTGAAGGGTCGTTACGCCATACAAAATCGCTATCACAGAACATAGCCTCACCCTCATAATTACATAGATAAGGTACTAAAAAACGTGTATAAGTAAACTCAGAAGAACCATCCTCTGAGTCTCTTTCATATCCATACTGTTCTTTAAGTTCGTTCCTATCTAAAAGATGTACTGTGTGACCAAACCTTTCAATAGATTTGACGCATACTTCTGTGTTTTCTGGTTGTCTTGAATCGTGCCCTACAAATATCTTCATTCGACTTGTACACCAACTGCGGCTGCGGGTTCATCATCTATTGTTACATTTCTGTAATATACTATGACTTCTCCGAGCTGGTTGATGTATCTTTTTATCTCCTGCGTGTTATAAGACATTAGTTCATAATCATCCATACTCATTGCGATAAATACTAGATCACCACCATGCTTCTTTTTGATGTCGTCTACAAACTTATCGAAATAGGTATAGCCTTCTGGATACTTATCTTCTCTACCTAACTTACAGTTAGACTTCTTAGTTTCGGGGTCTTTCAGACATGCTTCTATTATCTTTGAGTCAGATACTACATACCACTTAGGCTCTTTCAAGTTTATAGGTCGTGGCATTATAGGTTGTGTTATTTCTATCTGCACAGGCTTGGTTATTATCTGAACCTCTCTAGGCTCAGGTGTTTTGGGGAATAAGCTACAGCCACTAATCGTTAAGAGAATAAATGTGCTTGCTAATATCTTCAATTTCATTAAACACTGCCTCCGTCTTTTCATTTGCTCGCTTTTGTATTAGCCCAGGCTTGGCACTGGCGAGTTTGGTTATGTTATGTCTACGAAAGACGTCTAGGTAGTCTGCCATTTCAGTTTCATACTGTTGATTGTTCTGTTGCAGAACTGCGTTAGCTTTGGTAGTTTTTTCTACACTTGCTTGGATTGCAGCGATGGCTGCCTGTTGTTCTTGATCGCGAAGATCTTGGGCTATCATTACCTTCGCTTGCTCTTCTAGTTTATTTTTCATAGGTACTATACTATACTGGTAATACATATAACCAGTAACAG